ACCCCCGTCAATTACCAAGATGTCCAAATCTATTGAAGGGAAATCGTAACCGTTGGAAGGTACTGAGCAAAAATCCCTCTCGTATCTCATTTTAGCCTCAATGTTTATTATATGCCCAGCTACGATAGAAGTCTTATCGTCATAAAAAGGGGCTGCGTTGTCGTTTACCTCCCATGATACAGATTCGCTTCTATACACATAAAGTAAAGTAGACATAATGTCTTGAAGAATTAAGCCAGTGTCGGATAAAACCTCAACCGCATCGGTGAAATCTTCCTTATGCCTGTCCATAACCGCGATTGCAAAACGGTATGAAATAGACCTATCTACTGAAGAAAGCCTATAACCATCTGGGAATATCCGCATTAACGGATAATCTACCCCCGTAGTGTCAATGTCAGCCTCAACACCCACTAAAATAGTGCGTATTTGCTTATGATTTTCCCCCGCTGTTCTTAGCGAAAGTATTAAGCGATTTAGGCTGTTCATTTAATCTTAGAAATTTTTTAAGTTTTTGCTCGTCTCTGATTTGCTTCTTAGTCTTCAGGCTCTTCATAATCACGGCATTTGGTTTCCCCTAAGTAAATACCCGAAAAAAACGTAGTACTTGATGGGTGTATAGTGTCTATTCCGCTACCCGCATTTAGATAAAGTGGATAAGTAGTGCTATATTCCATTAAGTGCGCTGTCAATCTATTCGCGTAATACTCAGCTTTGTTTTTATAGTGGTTGGCTATGGTCGTAAGTTGGTCTATGTCTATCGGGTTTGAGTTGTCAGAGGTGCGTGTGCTAATTGACTTGTTCATGAATTTAAAAGTCATTGGCACGGTTGCCTCCGAAATAATATAATGTAGCAAGCAAGGCGCGATGTATTGATTTATAAGCGTCTGATTGTTCGCACTTAATGTAGATGCGTTAATCTGCGTTAAAATCTCATCATAAAGCCCTGAGCCTATCAAGTCCCTAATATAAACGTCCTGAGAGGTACGCATTGCATTGCGAAGCAGTTTAGGGTCTACGTTGTCATCAATAGGCGAATTATCTTTCACCCATTGCACGTCAATCATATAAGCAAACTCAGGCATTTTTCCTCCTTACTATTATTTGTTTCCATTCGTGACGGCAAGCGGGTTCATTTACATCCGTGTTTGGATTGTGATACCAACCGCCTCTTCTTTTCCAAACATCATAACCTAGCACCGTACTCATTTTGTCTATGTCCTCGCGGCTGTAAACCCTGCCTAATGAAATTAACTTTTTGCAGAAATCTCTACTTTCGCCACCCGATACCAATTTAGGCGCATCGGCTCTTAGGTCATATTTATATCTCACTACTAAAGTTTGTTTGAGAATATCCGCGTCTAGGATTTTAACTGCTTTGGAGGTGTATTTGATTTTGCCCTTTTGATCAAGTACTTGCAGAATCTTATCAATGTCTTCCTCGGCTATTTTAGTCACTTCGCTGATTTCTTTAAGGCTTGCCTTTGGGTTTTCGTTTACCACTTCGATTACTTTTAACTCCTTTTCTGTCAAGTCTGCAAATTCAAAATAGGTCTCTTCATCACCGAAGAATTTAAAGATTTGCATTTCTCTGTCATCTTCCTCGGCAAATTCTGCCACAACCGATAAGCCTAGTTTTTGCCTTACCTCGTTCTTGTCTACGATGCCCTTTTCAAATAAAGCCACATAGTCAATTTCTACGGGTTCAAAACGTAGTGTTTCAACGTCCGCTGCAATTCCCATGTCATTTAAGAATTGCGTATAGATAGAATCTAACCTTTGTTGATTTGGCTTAACGTATTGACGGTAGAACAACTCAGATGCAACTGCTAATTCATTTCTTCCCCCTAGTTGTCCTTCTTCCTTTACGCCTAAAAGCATAGGAGAAACAACTTGGTGTGCTATGAAAATATTGGATTCAACCGCCTTGCTTAATTCTATAAACATCGTGTCAAGCCCGCTACTCATCAAAGGGGTCAATTCCGCTGCGGGTTCGTTTTTCTCGTTGTAAACTAACATTACCGAACCTGCGTTTGAATCCCCTTGGTGGTATTCTTTTAGCTTACGTTTAAATAAACGTGCTTCTTCTGGCGTTGGTTCGCCTTTGAATAGTTGTAAGATGTGCCCCGCACTAAATCCACTCGCGATATTGTTTTGGTGGAAGTTGCTAATTCTAGCGTCAATGTCAATGTAATTTAAAGCGGGGTAGTATTCAGGCAAAGGGTAAACGTCTAAACCTGCTCTGTATTCACGATAGTAATAAAGCTGCTTAGTCATTGGCTTGGCAAGGTTTGGATTATAAGCGGGGTAATTAGTGATGTCCGCTTCCTTTGCCTTGCTCCAATCCTCTGCATAAAAGTACTGAGAGTGGTCTAATGTGCGAATCTTGCTCACGTCAATGTGATAATATGAAGGCACACCCGCACGATTATATAGTACCTCAACCGCAAATCCCCCAAAAACCTTAACATCATGGGTTATTTTGTATCTAAACTCTTGGAAGGTATCGTATTTATTCCATTGGTCTATTTTCTCCTGAGGAACGCCTTTAACGCCTTCGCCAATAATGTACAATACTTTTTGCTGAACGATTGAATTGTGAGTTGCTGACTTGTTTATTAAGTAAATCAGTTGCTCAGGGAATGCGTTTTTTTCTCCAAATTCTACTATGCCTTTCGATTTCAGTTCTTTAAACTGAGGCATCTTGTTTTCCGCAAATGTCAGGAAGTCTATACTTTTAGCTGATAACATTTTGTTTATAGGTTGTGGTTATAGTGTTAGAAGGGAAAATATTTTCTGTATGGCGTACCATTGCGATTCCTCTTTCTACTTCCTCGTCTGCGTTGGCTATGTTAGTGTTGCTGTTGGATGTCTGCGCGTATATCGTATAGACATACTCTCCAATGTTTAAAGTCTTTGCGCTATTGCTACCCTCAACAAAAGTGAACTCATCATACCTTTCTGTATGCGTTGAGGTGTTTGTGATAATAAAAGAAGTTTGCTGACTTGTAATCATGTCCTTAAAATGAATAAGAAAAAACGGGTTATTAATAGTGACCTTTTCCGTAACGGTTACTATTAAAGTGTTGCTTGCCCCTTTGCTTATTATCACCATACTAACAAATGTACAAAATCCCAAAAACCCGCTAAATAAAAAAGCCTCACATTTCTGCAAGGCTTTTTTATTAATTGTTCCTAATTAAGATAATGATAGTGACGTTACAACGCCCGATTGAACTTTTGCGGGTAGGTCTGTTTCTTTGTGCAAGAAATTCAAAACCGCGCCCTTGAAGTCTGCAAACGCCTGACCGAATTGGATTTCTGATTGTTGCAACTGGATGCCATAATCAGCACCATACAGCCAATAGTTACCATCCGTGTCCAATACGATACACCTCAAACGCGCCTGAGACAAAAGTTTAATTTCGTTGCGTTTAGCGGTTGAAAGTTTGTGCAGTCTTACGGTCAAGTCTGCCTCATAGTAAGTAGTGCCGTTTTCAGTACTTGGAATAGTACGCCATGTAGAAGTAGCCGTTTCTTTCTCTAATTCGTATTTGAAATAAGCACGTCCACCCGTCAAAGTGTGTGCGCTGATTTCTCCGCTAGATTTAGTCACGGTGTCGGAAGAGTTAAACTCTACCAAATAAATTGATTTAATACCGCCCGTTTGGTCTTTGCAATCGAGGGTGAAGCCTTGGGTTAATAGACAAGCCATTGTTTTTAGTGTTTTATAAAAAAGGCGGGCATAAGAACCCGCCCTTTATTTTTGGTTAAACTTATATTTAGATTACGAAATAAACAACTTGGTCAGGGAATGCGATTTGGCAACCATACTTGAAGTTGGCTTTGAATTTAACGATGTCGTCATCTTCGCTATACCAAAACTTGAACTGCTCTTCCTCGTTCATCATGTCTGTACCCAAGAAGAAGTTAGCCCAATATGAGCAAACAATCTTGTTTGTGCCATCCATACCGGGAAGACCGTAAATCTTGATGCCTGAGATAGGGTCAAGGATTTCAAGGCTAGCAGCTTCGTTCGCGTTGTAGTGGTACAAGTTAGCAGATACCAACCATGAACGGTAAGTTCTGAATGTATCAGTACCCATAGCCAAGAACAAATCAGAACGACCCAACAAGCCCGTAGGGATAAGGCTGTAGATTTTAGTGATAGCGTCATCAATGTTGCTAGAGGTTAAGCTGGTCAATTGTGTCCATCCACCGCCCGTAGTTGGGTTGCCTTGGATTGGATCACCTGCACCACCGAAACCAAGAGCAGTTAGGATAGTCAAATAGCCATCCCAAAAAGAGTTATTTCCGCTGCCTGAAAGTGAACCTTGCCAAATAGCAGTTTCGATAGCTTCAGCGATACCCATTGCTTTTTCTTCGCCAATTTGATTTTGGAATACGCCAAGGTCAACGGGTGCGCCTGCGCTAAGACCGATTTGAGTATATTTTGCTTCAAGGTCTTTTGGGCAAAGGTTTTCAAACACTTTCACTTTACCTACTACTATGTCGCGGTCTGTGATTGTGGTTGTGCCTGAAGTGGTGTTTGCGCAACCATCTGCCTGAAACATAATGGTTGATGAAAGGATTGGTAATGCCTTAGAGGATTTAACATCAGTTACAATTTGGTTTGCGCCTTGCAACAATGATGCTGTTTTACCACTAAACATCGCCTTCACCAAGAGTTGGGTTTGGTCTTCCTTGGTGTAGTTAGTTAAATTACCTACTGAAAATGCCATGATTTATTTGTTGTTTTTTAATGCTTTTGCGAAATTTGCCAACCTATCTTCTTTTGCCGTAGGTTGTATCGGCTTTTTAGCGGGTGCAGGCTCTTGTTCTGCAAACTCTTGAAGTGCTGACATTTGCTGCTCTTGGATGCCCATAAGTTTTTCAAGTGCGCCTTTGATGTCTTGCATAGACTTTTCCAATGCTTCGAAGCGTCCTTCAACGGCTGCGAACTTCTCAGAGAAATCTTCTTCAACGGGTGCAGGCTCTTCTGCTTCTACGATGGCTGTTACAGCACCGTCAACAACGGTAATGATTTTATTGCCTTCAATAGAGTGTTCGCCATCGGGTGCGGGTGTGCCGTCTTCCAAAGTCACCATAGAACCTTCTGCAAGTTCCTCGCCTTCGTAATTTAGAACAACACCGTCAACGGTAGCGACAGAACCGAATTTCATCTTTGATTTAGCGAACTCTTCGCGTAGTGCTTGGAACTCGCCTTTGATTTTTTCTAAAATTTCTATCATACTATTAAATGTACATTAGTTTAGAGAGGTGCGAAAATTCTCAATCTCAGCAAGTAAATCCTTTGCTGCTCTAAGGCTTTGGTTCTCCACTCCAAAAAACCCCTCAATTGAAAATCCCTTAAATTCTCCCGCCTTTACTTTAGCCCATACCTCGTCATTGTCTACTAGGTAAGACACAAACCAAGAACCATCTGGCACTTCCTCAAATCCTTTTGGGGGATTTATACCACGTTCACGGTTTACAAAGTAAGATTCAATCATGTTGAGGCTTTCTACTTCGTCTGTGTGGTTAGTGTTAACCGCGCTGTATCTTTGCTCACGGCTAAATTTCTTGGCAAGAGACCAAATTGTTTCAGATGAGAACACTATGTAATACTCGCCTCTTTCATCGTCTTTGCGATAAATCGGCAAGTCGGCAATCATAGCCGCACCCGTGATGATTCTTTTATCTTCGCTTTGGATAGCGTAGTTTTGTTTCTCTGAAAAGGCAAGAAAGTCCTTTTTAATTGCAGGCTTGTCCACTAGGGAAATAAACGAAATACCGCTGTCGGTGTCCTCTTCGTTTACGGTTGCCATGTAAATGGGTAAATCCATATTAATAAATGTACGTTAGTTTAAAGAGATGCTAAAAAACAGAGGTTTGACGGTTTACCTTGACCCGCCCTTGTGCGTTTGTAATGTCACTCTCCACCACATAAACACGCTGATTTCCCACGTTTGGAATGCCCGCGTTTCTCAGGGATTGGTTGTTAACGGTGAATAATTGAGGCACGTTAGGTGCTTCTGGTGCGGATGGTGTGTTGCCACTTTCTCCAAGTATTCGTTTTGCTGCTGCTATGTTGGCAAGTACGGTAGATACACCGATTGCGATTGCACCTAAGTTTGCGGGGAATGGTACGGATTGTGCCTGCGCCACCGCCCCCGATATACCCTTTGCCGTGTCAATTGCTATTTGAGCCAGTGCAAATGCCTTCCCTTTTTTAGTCTGTGCGCCATAGAGTTGTGAAAGCGTACCAAGTGCAGATGAAGCCCCTGCCATAACGTCTTCTTGATTTTGCCTAAGTGCATCGGATTTCTTTTTGTCGTTAGCGGCTATGTCGTCATCTGCCGCCTTTTTGTTTGCAACTTGTTGGTCTAGCGCAGCCTTTTGAATATCTGTTTGGTCTTTGCCGTAATCCGCTGCTTCCGTTAAAAGTCTTTCGTACTTGTCTTTTTCAATGGTTTGTAAGTTGTCGGCTAATGTCTTTGCATCAATCTCACCAGTTAAATAACGCTGCTTTTCTATGTTTGCTTTGTCTTCGTAGTATTTGTTAACAGCGTCTAGGCTATCTTTATACTCAGTATCGGTTCTTGCTATTTGGTCTGCCTTGCGCTTTTCATCTAAGGCTTTTTGCTCGGCATTAAATTTCTCGGTTATATCTTTGGTGCGTAGGTTGTGTTCGCGTAAAATCTGCTCCTGAGTTAGATGCTTTTTTTCTTCACTTTTTAACTCCAATGCCCACAACATCTCAAATGCTGCCAACCTTTCTTGAAGCGTTATGGCTGTTTTTTCTGCATATTCTGCGTCTGCTTTTGCTCTGTCATCATTGGTTTTTTTCTGATTCTCTCTTGCCTCTTTTGCGCCTGTTTCTTGGATAGTTTTAATTTGTAACTGAAAGCCAGCGTTTGCGTTTTTCAACTCTGCTAACTTTTCTTTTGCTTTTTTAATAGTGGCATCCCCTTCCTTTTCAACTTCCGCAGGGTCGAATACTAAATTGGAAATCCCCTCATTAAATCCTTTTTGCAACTCCCAATTCTCACCCATTGCCTCACCCACCTTGTCAATTGTTTGAAGTATCAATTGAATTGGAAGAGTCAGCCCCTTAATGATACCTTGCAGTATTTCGTTGTTTCTTTTAGCTGCAGCAACTTGTGCGTTTTTGGTTATCTCAGCATTTTCTACGGCAAGCTCAGCTTGTTTGATGGCTTGGTCGCTTTGAAGTTTTTTCATCTTCAAGATGTCCAACTCCGATTTGCCTTGCAGTTTTAGTACATTTTCTTGCCCGTCTATGGCGGTAAGTTTTTCTTCTTGTGCTTTTAAGTTATCCTCAGTCGCTTTGTTTAGTTTTTTCTGTTCTGCCGATACACCGCCTACCGCTTCTTTAATGTCATCCCAATACGCTACAATAGTACCAAGTATAACAACAAAAGCACCGATTCCAGTAGCCAATAACCCCGTGCGAATCTTCTTAAACGCATCCAATGCACCTTGCCCCATAGAAACAAAACTCTCTTTCACTTGCATGATGCCGTCTATGCCTTGGGCAAATGCCATAGCACCTTGCACCTTTGCCAAAGTCTTTTGCACATCCTCACTTTCAGCACCAAACAAAGCCAATGCCCCTTGTGCTGCTTGGATTCCGTTAGCTACCCCGCTAATTACTTTCCCAACTGCTGCAAATTTATCAGGATTCAAACCCGCCACACGGTTGTTTAAGTCTTCCATTTCATCCTTTAAAGCTGCAAGGCGTTTTGTTGCCTCCATAGCTTGTGGGCTGAATTCCCCAAACTCACGGGCGAACTGCATGGCTTCTTGTTTAGCCTGCTTGATTTCTTCCCGTATTGACTTTACGCTATTACCGCCTTTGGTGGATGCGTTTATATTGATTATGGTTTCGATTGCCATTATATTTCTATCCAGTTACTTCCGTTTGATACTATTCTTACTTTTGCGTATTGGCTGCCTAAAGCCTTTGTGGCAGAACCGTTTATTGTTTCGCTTCCGCTGCCATCTATTGTTACTACTAAGCCGTCACCCGTTGTCTTTACAAAGTTGAATATTGCCTTGTTCCCTACAGCCGTGGGAAGATTCATTGTTACCGCACCGCCCGATGTGCTGACTAAATAAAAATGCTCGCCCGCTATATGTGTTATTGAAGTCGTGCTACTTATTGATGTAACCCCGCCCGCTGATATGTACTTTGTGCCGTCATAAACGACCCCACCTGAATGTCCACTTAAATCTACCTCTTTGCCGAATAAGTACATTTGATCATCCCCCGTAATGTTCATGTTATCAGACATCAACACTACATTTCCTCTGCCGTCTATGATCGTACCCGAAGACCCTGCCATTATATTTCCGTAGCTTGCTTGGCTAGTGTACCCACCTTTGTAGCCTACTATCATATCCTTATCTCCAAAAAACTGAGCCTCGCCAATCTTTACAACTTTGTTTCCCATTAACTCTTGCCAATCGCTTTG